CCGAGGTCGAAGCCAGGAAGCTGGCCGCCGCCGGGCGCGGGCGGGCGCGGGGTGATCGACCAGTCGCCGGGGAGCGGGGGCGAAACCGTATTGTCCGCCGGTTGCAGCGCGGGCGCAGGCGGAGGGGCGTCGGCCTGTCCGAAGGCAAACGGATACTTACCGTCGCTCTCGGAAGCGAAGGTCACATTGATGATGTCGTTCTCGAGGTCGGGGTCGACGTTGAGAACGATGCACTTCTGACCGTTCAGGACAGCCTCGGGCACCTCAAAGGTGAAGCAGTCACCGACTTCCAGGTCGAGGTAATGGCGCAGCGGAGCCGTGCCTCGAATACCCTCACGAGTATGGGCGATCTGCAGGGCGGCTAGCTCGCGCGCCTGCTTCGACTGCGGCACGTAGTTGTAAGCCAGCCCCTTGGACCGGGTGACTGCAACGCCCTGCCCGTCCTCTTCGCGCCAGACGTCGGAGGTGACCTCATCGGTCGCAACCATCTGCCAGCCGTGGGCCTCAGACCAATATTCCGGCCGGATGGTGTTGATCCGCTCCAGCAGGGAGGTCGTCGTGTCGTACTCGATGGTGCCGGCGGTATCGTCGGCAGTGATCGTGACGACGGACGTGCGCGGCGCGGCGCGGTGCAGGCAGCTGATCTTGCCTTGGCGCTCCGCGTAGATGCCGCCTCCCGCCTGCAGGAAGCTGTCGAGAACAGCAGCCTTGCTCTGATCCGCGTCGGGCCAGGCGGAACAAGCCCAGGCGTTCTCATCGAACACGTTCGCGGCCTCGACATAGCCGGAGAAGTCGATGCCCTCTGGCGTTGCTCCGATGCCCCCTACCTTCATCGAGGCGTAGGGCACGCCGTAGCGCTTGGGCGTAATGCCGCGCGCCTCGCCTTCCCAGCGCCCGATGTTCCAGTTCAGGGCATGGATATAGGCGTTGGTCGAGTAGACCCACGTCGTGGGATCATCGATGCGACAGGGGCCGGTCCCGCCGGGGTAGCTGCTATCGAAGCGAGGGTCGTAACAGTACAGGCCCTCAATGTAGTGGATTCCCGTCGGCACCTTGCCCCTGAAAGCAGAGCGCTTCGAGTTTTCGGCCAGGGTGTACATGTACGCCGCCTTGCCGCTGAGCTTGTAGCTAGCGCCCCAACGGGGCATGGCGGCGCCGTGCTTCAGGCCTGATGGCGACGGCAGGTATGACGGTTCCGGCTGCCGGCCGCGCTGGCGGCCAAGGTACATCTCCCCGGCGTATTCGGTATTGATCGCCATGCCCGCGGCGTTGAAAGACACGAAGGCGTCGTCCGCCTTGAAGGCTTGCCAGCTCTTGATCGGACCCGAAGCCGACATTACCCCGACGAACCCGACGAACATCTTGTCAGGGCCATAGGTGGCGTTGTGGATGATGTTGCCCGCTCCCCCGACCCGACCGAAGGCGAAACGGTTGGGGGCGTTGGGGTCAGCGTTCCATTCGAGAGCCGTACTGGACGACTTCACCTCAGGCTGGACAGCCTTGAAGGCTTCGTTCGCCAACGCGGCCGCGCCAATGATGTTGGCCGCATTGAACGCGGCTACGGCCAGCGGACCAGCAGCCACGACGGCGCTCGTCACGGCCGTGATGGCGGTGACGACGAACGGAACGATCTGGGGCATCAGTCCTCGCGCGGGTAGAGGTCTTCAAAGGCGGGGAGGTTCATCGGGCCGATGATCTTCCAGGCCGCGAGGTAGGCAGACGGGTCATCGACCCGGCAGACGGCGCCGACGCCATTGACGAAGCCGATCACCCGGCCATTGTCGAAGGCGACGGTCAGGGCGCAGCCGAAGGCGTTCTCGTCGTCGGTCTTCAGGGCAACAATGTCACCCGGCCGCGCCATGGCGGGCGGGATCTGCCGTCCTGGGAAAGCCGCATCGACCGCTTCGATCAGGGATTTGAAGCCGAGCTTGCGCATCGCCCGCAGCCCAGCCGCTTCGGACGTGTAGCGAAGCCCCTTGGTCAGGCTGACGCGCTTGCCGAGCCTGTGGGCTGAATGGCCCGCCAGACGGATGCAGTCGCGGTTCGCCTTGGGGTCGTAGGCCTTGCCGACAAAGCGTTCATGGCAGGCCTTGGCAGCGGCGGCGCGCCGCTCGCCGATAGTCTTTTTCACGTGCGCCACTCCATGGTGCGGGTTGCGTTCACGACGGCCGAGACGTTCGCGTAGCCGTTCTCACCCGGCCAGGCGCGGGTGTGGGCTGCGTGGTTCTGGCGGTAGTCCGCGTTGGCTTCTTTCTGCAGCGACCCATCGGTGATCAGCTGCATCGTCATCGTCAGGGACTTCCCGGCGCTGATGGCCGGTTGATCGACCTGGCCGGAGAACTCCAGCTTGGGCGCGCTGACGAGAAGGCCCGAGGCGCGGTCGATGGCCCCGGACCAGATCTTGACCTTCGAACCTTGGATCAGGGGCGAACCTAGAGCCGCCGCTGCGACATCGTCCTTGGGCAGCAGACCCAGGCTGGGGCGCGTCGTCTGATCGCCCGACCCGTTCGTGATGCCCGTGACGGACGACAGCGATCCATAGACCGGATGCTCGCCGTAGTAGATCTCCCAGCCTTCGCCAGCGTCGTAGATAGCGATGCCGCCGTCGGTCCAGCAGATGGGGCCGCCGGGCGCCGCGATCCTGACCAGGATGCAGCGGATGGAGACGGCCTTACGCCGCTCGGCAATGAGGGCGGCCTCCATCAGCCGCGTTCCTCAATGCTGAATGACAGCCAGACGTAACCGTCCTCCTGGATCGTGAAGGCTTCCTTCTCGATTTCCGGGAAACCTTCGATCTTCGGGTCTGCGATTTCGACCACGTCGTTGTTGAGGTGGTTGGTGCGGATCATCACCTCGAGCGGTATGGCGATGTTGCCCGCTCCGTCGGCGGTGGCGTCGGCGTCGGCCGCGTAGAGCCAGCGGCGGCCTTGGGTGACGATGCTGAAGAACTGGCCTTCACGGACGACATAGCCCGGCGCCAGGCCCTTCAGGTTGATGGTCGCGCCCAGCTGCAAACCGCCATTGACCAGGGGGGCTCCCGGATTGCCGATGACGAACCCCGGCTGCGGCATCCGCATCAGCACCGTGGCCGAGCTGGTCATCAGCTTACGCCAGGCGCGGGCGTCGTTCGGCTCCATCGGCGGCATGTTGAAGTCGACGCTGTAGTGGTCGCCCTTGCGGTCGTTCCGCTGCCGGTTGCCGCCGACCAGCGACGTGACGTCGTTGCGCAGCCGCATCACGCCATAGGTGAACGGCGAGCGCGGCTCAGGACTGGTCGGGAGGACGTGGACCATCAGACAGAGACCTTCCGATTGCCGATTTGGCGGTCATTCAAGGTCTGGATGACGTCGCGCTTCGTGCCAGCAGCGGCGGCCGCAACCATCGGTGCGGTGGCTCCGACGGCTTCTTTCTGGACGCGCGCCTTGAACATCGGGTCGTTGAACTCGACCCGCACCGTCACCGCCTGAGCGAGCGAATGAGTGGCCTGATCGCGGGCCTGAGCGTCCATTGCCGAGTAGGAGCGAACAGCGTTGGTGCTGTGATCGGGGCCGATGTCGTTATCGTTAGCCGCCCCTCTTCCGCCGCCGCCTCCCCCACCGGCGATCTTCACGCCTATGGCGGCGAGAGCGGCAATGGTCGCGGCGCCGGCTGCGAGGTTTAGCGGGAAAGGCAGGGAGGCGATGGCTCGGGCTACGGCGACGACGCCGTGTGAGGCCGCCCGAATGGCGTTCTGGCCCAGCGTGAAGGCGGTCTCTTGCCCGCCGAGAGCCATGGATTGGATGGCCGAAGCCAGTTGGTAGGCGCGGTAGACCTGCTCAATCGCAAGCAGCGCCCTGTAACCGTCCGAACCTTCGGAGAAGTAGCCGCGGGCGGCCGAGAGCATGTCGCCATATGCCCCAATCGTTGCTGCCGCCCGGTCCCGCTCGAGTTCACCTGCGCGAGCACTGGTGAGCATGCCCCGACGCTCCAGGTCATCACGGCGCTCGGCGATCTCCGCTAGGCGCGCGTTGAGACCGGTTACGCTGGTCAGCATTCCACCAATGGCGTCGCCAGCCTCGCCAAAGGCCTCTCCGAACCCTCGCGCCGCATCCCGCATGATGTCGTCCGCTTGGCGAGCGAGGTCGAGTGTCAGGCGGAGGCTGTCATTGAAGCGATCAATGGCGTTGTCTTTGTCCCAGCGCTCGCCCTCGATCTGACCCGCCATGCCTAGAGCGTCGGAATAGCCGGGGTCGCCCTCTTTGAGGCCGGCGTGGCGTAAACGCTGAGCTTCTGCCAACTGGGCTAGGGCGACCGCCCGCTCACGGTTCGTCGCGCCAATGAGTGACCGCTCCAGGCGGATCATGTCCAGCTGGTCGCGTTTAGCCGTCAGGTCGGCTGCTTCGATGCGCATCTTGTTCAGCAGTGCTTCGCCGTAGCGCTCGATTTCCCTCCGCAACTCTTCGGTTGGGGCCTTGAGCGCGCGCTGGGCAATCTCGTATTGCTTGGCCGCGATGGTGCTCATTCCGTACGTGGCGGCCTGGTCTTTAAGCGCCTCGATGTAACGCAACGTCTCGTCTATGCGCTTTTCGAGTTCGCTCTTTCCTCCGCTGCGCCCCTTGTTTGGATCGCCAGCCTCCTCCAGGGCTCGCCGCACGGCGCGAGCCAGTGCTTCGTCCCCAATCTCCCTGCCCAATGCGATGAGTGCAGCGCGGGCGTTGGCTATTTCAGCCGTGACGTTCGCCTGAAGCGACCGGCCAATCTCGGAGGTGGCGCCGTCGAAGCGTTGGGCGACGCGGGGCAGCGTCTGTTCCGCCAAGCTGGCGACTTCTATGAACGGCAGGCGGTTGGCTTGATCGATGAAGCTGTTGAGCCCGCGCACTGCCACATTGACCAAGTCCTCAATGCCGCCGATGGCTGCGTTCACGCCGTCGATAACGATCTCGCCCAACGCCGCGGGGAAACGACGCCAGTTCTCGACAATCGTTTTATAGGCCCCCACCGCTACGCCGATTTGCAGAGACCAGCCGTCAACCCACGTCTTAGCGATCCAATCCATCACCTCGGAAAAGCGATCACCGAGCCAGCCAAGCGCCTCTCCTACCGGCCCATCCATGATGTGGCGCCCAATCACAGTGAAGGTGGCCGCGATCGTATCGCCGAAGGTGACGCTGCGACTTTCGACGCGCTTCAGCTGCTCCTCGGTAAGGCCGAGGCCGACCGTGATATCGTCCGGAATGCCCTTTTGGAGTTCGCGGTTGAGTAGACCAAACCCCGCGGTCGCTGACCCGGCAGCTGCCGCTACAGCCGCCAGGGGCGCCAACACTGGAGCAAGGCGAGCGTAGAGCCCCGACAGGACGGTGTTGAAGTTGCGCCCCTCAGCGGCCGCCTGTTGGAAGACGTCGGCGATCTGCGGCCCCTGTTGAATAAACACCAACATTGGGTTCATGCCCGACGCCAACGACACACCGACGTCCGCAAACTGGCGGCTGAGGTTCAACCCCTCCAACGTGGACGACCGCATAGCCGCCTGCTGCGCCCTCAGCACAGCGTCCTGCTGACGAACAGCCGCATTCATCGTCGCCAGCGCAGTGCTCGCCCGTCGCGCGCCACCGGCAAGGCTATCAGATGCGGCCTCTGCACGGTCAGCCGACGCAGCGAAGGCATCGAGGCGCTGATCGGCAAGCGCGGCCTCTTCCGAAGATATACGAATGCCCAGCTCGGCAAGGTCAGCCATGGAGCCTCCAAAGAAAAAGGCCCGCCGGAGCGAGCCTTGTTCGAATTCCGATTACGGGCACGAGGAACATCGGCACACCCGATTTTGACGCATGGGTGCGATATTCGAGTTGCGGTGTTATGCTTTTTGAAACTGCTTTGTCGCCAACTGAGCGCCCTCTTCGTTCGCTAGATTGGCTTGGGCGCAGAAGTTTGAGGTTCGGAATGCCTGATAAAATTTACAGCGCGAAAGATATCGCCAGGTACTTCCTCGCAAAGTCTGACGAGACCATCGGCGATCTCATTTCGAATCTGAAGCTACAAAAGCTTTGCTACTACGCTCAGGGCCTCACGTTAGCGACGCGCGGCACGCCGCTGTTCCGCGAACCGATTGAAGCTTGGATGCACGGCCCTGTTGTTCCCGAACTGTACCATGAGTTCAAAGACAATGGCTCAGGCGCAATACCTCGCGTGACCGATCTCGACATCGACACTTATGAACCGGCGGACCGCAAGGTTCTAGACGATGTGTACTCGTTTTTCGGGCAGTACTCCGCGTGGCGACTGCGAGAAATGACCCATGAGGAAAGCCCATGGGTTGACGCTATGGCCGCCGGAGCTAGCAGCGAGCTATCTAATGCATCGATGATGGATTTTTTCTCTACGCAGGTTTCAGACGAATACCGGGAAGAGTATGTCAGGCTTCAAGGCGTCGAAGGCTAAGTCCAGCCCATTCGGCGGAAAGGACGCGAAGTCCTCCGCACCGAAAAACAACGATCAACTTCCACCGATCTTTTCCTTCGAGCACATGGCGGGAGGAAACGGATATAGCGTTGAATGCTGCAACGATGACCATTGCGCGGCGCTATCAAAGCGGTTCTTTTTGTTGAGCAAAAAGACCTGGCTTGAAATCAAGCAAGCCCCTCGACATGGCATCGGCTCAGAGAAAATCGCCAGAAGAAGCATTAAACCGGCGATCCCCAATAGCGTGACAGATGACGTGGAGCTAATCGCTCTTCGTTACAACGGCCTCCATCCGATGGTCGGATATAGAGATGGGCGCGTCTTCCACGTGATATTTCTTGACCACACCATGGATGTTTATCCGCACTAGCTGGGCTGAGAAACCTCATACCGCTCCACGATCTCCCTCGCCTCTTCCTCAGTCATGGTGATCTCCTGGGTGGGGTGCCCACTCAATCGGCGTGGCTTTTCAGTGCTGACGCGTGATCGCCCGGAATCCATTCCCGCTCATGGGATCCGCACTCGCGCTCCATCGCTGGCGCGACGACCTCATCGTTGGTCAAGGCTAGGCGCGGCTCTGGCTCCTCGATCTGAACGAAGAATCGGTGCCAGCCTCCGTACCCGCCCATCTGCGTCTTGGAATTGACTGCTCCGCATAGATACTTGGCATCTGCGGCTATCCGCACATCTCTGAACCGCGCGCTGGGATAATCGACTAGCCTATCGTCCAAAAGTCGCTTCGCTTGTGCGACCAGATTGCCCTGCGTCCATTCCTGCTGCCCAGCCGCGGGCGCCGCTCCGGCAAAGCTCAAGCCAACAACTAATGCAACTGCTCTCATGGTGTCCTCCGCCGCGCCAACCTGTCATGGCGTCGTGGCGGAGTCACCTTTCTGCTTTTTGCGAGCCGCTAGACCCCGGAGCATCCCCACCACGCCCTTGCCATTGCGGGCGCTGATTTGGCTGCTGGGGTTGTACTCTCCAAGGGCCACCGCCCTAACGGCATCGTCGACCCGGCGGATCAAGCGCTTCTCCCACGCGGTCAGCCCGGCCAGAGCGGCACCGTTGAAAGCCTCGATCTCGCTCCAAGTGATCGGGCTGATGACCTGAGCCACCACCCGCGTCGCCGTTAGTTGAGCGTAAGCCCACCAAACATGCTGGAGATCGTCGGGGAACGGCGGGAGCGTCCGACTACCCGCCTGAACGGCTTCAGCGTAGCGGATTAGACCTTCGGCGAGGTCTTCACCCAGTTTCCCCGGTCGCGGACGAACCTCTCAGCCTGGATGCGGAAAGTCGGGAACTCACGGTAGAGCTGGCGCTTGCTGTCATTGTCGCATGCCCAGGTCTCGCCGCCGACGACGATGTTGGCGAACTCGGTCGTGGCTGCGGCGAGGAAGTCGATGGTGTTGGAGAGCGACTTCTCAGCCGTGACGCCGGCGCCGGGCGTGCGCTGGTTCAGGAAGCGGTTTGTCTGCTGGTTGGCCAGCGCGGTTAGCGTGTCGCTGTCCTGGCCCAGCAGGTAAACACCGACGGGTTCACCTGCGTCCGTGTGGATCGGCTGGTCGTCCAGATCCTTGAAGTGGCAGAAGGCGGGCGTGTTAGCGTTCGACGCCTTGAAGGCCGAAAGGTCCATGGTGGTGTCCTATCAAAAGGACGGCCGGGCGCGACCCGACCGTTTTGAGTTTAGGGGAGAGCTGGAAGGTGGCGTTACGGCGTGCCGGCTTCGGCCGGGACTTCGTGGATGTCGGTGTCGATGCCGAGGTTGAACGTGCGCTTGTTCACGGCGTTGGAGGCGCCGACATTCACCCGCTTCGACATCACCAGAGCGCCAAAATAGAACTCGCTCTCGCTGCCAGCTTCATCGGGGGAGTCGTTCGCCACGATCTTGAAGGCGTAACGGAAGCGAGTGCCTTCGGCCGCGATGGCGGCTAGTTGGCCCGGATCATCCGGGATGTTGGCGCAGACGATCGACACGTCGCCGGCGTCGCGGGCGCCCTTGCGCTTACGGACGCGGGCCTTGGACAGCGAGGTAAAGTTGATGGCCGAGGCGGCGTCGCCGAACTCGCCAATGCTTTCGACTTCAGCGATTTCGACCCAGCCGGTCAGCGCGGCGTAGGTGGAAGTGTCGTCGGACGTGGCGACCGGGCCGATAAAGACCTTGGTGCCCAGCCCGTCAGAGAGTGCGCTCATAGGAGGCTCCTTCAGGTGGTGATGAAGCCGGCGCCCATCTCGGCAGTAGGGCGGTCAGGGACGGCTAGGAGGCGGTCCAGCTGATGGTGACGGGCGTCTCGGTCGAGACATCGCCCTTGATCGGTGACGCGGCCCAAGGCTCGCGGTTGATGGTCACGCGGGTGGCGAGGCCGAACAGCTTCAAGCCCTTCGCGAAGTGATCCATGACTTGCTTGGCGGCGCGGCGCTGAACGATCAGTCCCTTGCCTTTCGGCCAGACGACCGTCACCTGCAGCAGGCCTTGATCGATCCGGCCCGAGGCAAGCCCCTCCCAAAAGAGCGCATTGCTGAACAGATCGACGCGGAGGTAGCGGCCGTCGGCCGGTGGCCTGAATGATACGTCTGGCATGGCGACCGGCATCTTCGGCGTGCCGACGTTCAGGGTCTCGCACCGGGCTAGTAATAGGTCGGCGACAATGGCGGGGTCGGGCATTAAACCTCCGATCTGAAATATCTTTGGGAGGGGCAATGCAGTTCGACAGTGAAATGTGGTCAGCGCTTCTTGGCGCGGTAGTTGGTGCAGTCACGGGCGGAATTATTGCCTGGGTGCTCCAGTTGGATGCGCAGCGCCGTCATTCGGAAAATGACAATAAGGGACGAAAGGAGCGGCAGCAGGCGCTGGCCTTTGCCGTTACCTACAAGGTGCTGGCGATCGCATCACACTACGCGATGTATAAGAAGCACTTTGATGATTGCTATGAGGAAGCAGCGAAGGATCCTGAGGTGTCTGAGCCTTGGCAGTTTGTGCTTCCGATGGCTGATGAGCCTTCCCCTATCGAGCTATCCTCCGAAGAGCTCACTCTTGTGCTTTCGCTCGGTTTCGACGCAGCGTTCAATAGTCTCCTCACCCTTGCGGATGCCCATAACCAAATGGGCCGGCTATCGGAGCTTTATCGGGTGAAGCGTGAAGCGATGGTAGAACTTCTCCCTATCACCGCCTTCGAGGGGTCTGCATTGCAATCTAGCGCTAGCCGAGCACAAGAAGTTCGAGCGCGTCCACTGATGATCCAGCTAAACCATATCGCTGAAAACATGAGAAAGTTCGCGGATCGCGACGCAGCCGAGTCGTCGAAGGTTCTTGATCTTCTGGAATCGGTTTTCGAACGAAACTAGGCCTTCCGCTGCGCTTTTCTAGGAACGAGTCCCGCGAGACCTAACCCGCACACATTCCTGTTCAACGACCTGGGGCCAGCGCTGTCCGGCGAGGGCGACCCAGCGGTCTGCGGGCTGGCCATTGGCCCCGTACTCGCGGGCGCGCGCGTAGTTGGCGGTGTAGACGAGGGTGATGGGCTCGCTGATCTCGGCACCGGCGATGACCAGATTGATCGGCCCAGCGTCGTAGGGAAACGCCTCAACGCCATCCGGCTTGAACGTCATGGGCGGGAGGCTGCTGCCCGTCGTCGCGGTCAGGGAGGCGCGGAGGAAGCCGGTGTCGATCCGGAGGTTGCCGCCCGCCGCCCGCGGCGTCTGCATAATCTCCACAATGCGTTGAGCGCTGCCCCGGTAGACGGCGTCCCGACGTTCCCTGGTCTCCTTCACCCAGCTGCTGATCTGCGCGGAGAAGGAGCCCTGGGCCATGCGTCACCTCAGATTGGCGTAGAAGTCGATCCGATATTCGCAGTCACAGCGGCAGCCGATGATCTCGTCGGCCCCTGCCCCGAGGCTGGTGTCCATCGGAAACTGGAGGCGGGCGCCGGACGGGCTGACGAAGGGCTCACTGAACCGCGCGCTGTCGCCGTTCATGCTGCGGTGGGTGTGGCGGACCCGAAAGTCTCCGGCCGAACGCCAGACTTTCGTCACCGTGTTCTCGGCGACCTTCCCCGAGGCGATGGCCTGCCGAAACGCTTCATGCTTGGCCTTCTGCATCGAAGTCATGGTCTCGACGCGGCCGATGGTCTCCCCGCGCAGTTGCAACAGGCGCCGCTCGTACGCCGTGATGGCCCTGGCGGCGATGGCCGGCTCGACCGCACGGCCCTCCCTAATGGCCTTGGTGACGGAGCGATCGAAGCGTTTATCCCGGCGACCGCGGGTCAGATAGTGCTTCATCGCGGCAGGATCGCCGCTGGCCAGCTCATTCTTCGCCGTACCGACGAAGCCCGCCTGTTGCGAGGTCAGGCCGAGAATGCCGCCCTCGCGCTTGCCCGTTACCCGGTTAATCCGCCCCACCACGTCCAAGGCGGCCTGCCGAGGGTTCACGCCTCGGCGCATGCTCTCCGAGAGGCTGTCGCGTACCAACTGGCGCTGCTCGGTCGTGATCCGAGTGATCAGGTCTGACGACTGACGCGTGAGCCACGTCTCTGCCTCCGGGTTTCGACCATCGAACCTGACCACCAGAGCCGTTCCGTCCGGCCGGCGCTTGGGCATGTTCTCCGATGCGGCGCGGCCTGCCTCGGCATGGGCCTGGCGGGCACGATCGGCGATCTCGTTGAATGCCTCAGGATCGATGTGCAGGGCGTCCAGCGCCGCTTCGATGTCCCATGCCTCGATAGCTGTCGTGACCCGATTGATTTCCGCCATAGCGCGGAGATTGTCGAAGGCGCGGAAGAAGGCATCGGCAACCAACCGCCCATAGCGATCCGCCAGCTCCTGGTAGAGCCGGGCCTGCGACCGATTAGATGGCATGGTCTAGCGCTTGAGGATCGTCATCTGGGCGCGGGCGCATTCCGCGTTCAGGTCAAAGCAGTTGTCCAGCATGTCGTGCGCTTCCTGCCTGATGCGTTCGATGTCGGCTTGGTTCTCGCCGCCGTTGGCCAGGCCGCGCAGGATGGCCGCCTGATACTCGCTCTGCTTGGCGTTCAGGTCTTTCCACGCCGCTTGGGCGAGGAGCGCGGTGCTGACGAAGTTGCTCATGCGCGGACCTGCAGGACATAGAGGACGGTCGTGGTCGCCGGTCGCAGTAGATCGACGTTCACGACGGTCAAAATCGCACCGTCTGCCGTAACAAGCAAATCCGAGGTCGTGGGCTCTATACCGATGGCTGGTTCGACTAGGGCTTTCCGGTCGGTGGAGATGATGCGTTGTCCGTCGATCTCGCGGTTGGAATAGGCGGTCAGGACGATGTGCGCGGGGTGATCGGTGATCGTCAGCTCGCCGGGGTCGTAGGACGGGCCAGAGCCGGGCGTCTCGCGGCGGATGGCGCCGGGCGCGCCGAACTTGCGGATGAGGCGCTCAGCCGTTGCAGCGGCGCGGGCGTAGTCGAAGCTGGGCATCAGACCACAAACACTGCGAGAGCGGGCGCACCGAAGAACGGGGCCAGAAGCCCCTCAACCTGGGAGAGCCGCAGCGTCGCGTCGGCCACAGCATCACCGCTTCCAGCGGCGTACTCGACCTCGAGCACGTCGACCTTCTCGCGCTTGATCGCGCCCGACGCAGAAGCAGTCACCGATAGGCTGCCAGGGCTAATCGCTTCCTGAAAGGCGGCCGCATAAGCCGCCTGCTCCACGGCGACAGGGACCACACCGGCCGGGATCGACTGCCCATGGGCGCTAGCGTCAGAACGCGGCCAAGCGCGATCCTGGGCAAAACCTCCGGTCGGCTGGCCGGAGAAGCGGGAGCCGTACAGTCCGTCGATGTACTGGCTCCCGCGCTGGCGAAGGATGGCGGGCGCAGGCGCGTTCTCGGGCAGGACATGGCCGTTCATGGTCAGCCAGTCCGCAAAGCCCTGGTCAGTCCCGTAGCCCGCCATCGGTCAGCCCTTCTTCTCGTCAGGCTTGGGCGCAGCCTTCTTCTCGGCAACCTTCACCCCATCACGAGCGAAGGCGTCGATCTGCTCTTCGGTTAGGGGCCGCGCATTGGCGACTTCCGCCTCAGAGTTGGCCGCGACGACATGGAAGCCGCCGCGCACCTTGAAGGCCTTGTCGAGGGCCGAACCGTTCTTCACGGCGTAGGTGGTGACGTCGGCCATCACTTCACCCCCTTACGCAGCACATCCGGACGTTGGCAGAAGTACAGCGGGTAGCTGTACAGCTCGCCGCGGGTCCACGCCTGACGGTCCCGGTCAGGGATGTTCATGGCGTAGGTGTCCTGGCCCAGCGTGTTCACGTACGGGCCGAACTCCGCCGGAGCCATCGCCTTCTTGAAGACGTCCTTGGCGCCGACCGGGAAGAACTTGGCCTCGTCCGGGTCGATGGCGACGGTCGAGTTGTCGTCCGTGCCCCGGTAGTTGTGCCAGGTGATCCCGCCGTAGGTGAACGCCTGCCAGGTGCGGTCCTGACGCAGGTCCGCAGCGGCCGCCCAGTTCTGGTACGTCTTCTCGACTTCCGGATGCGTGATCAGGGCGTCGTAGAAGGCGTCACCGACGAGGGCGTGGATGACGGTGCCCGGCGTGAAGGCGCCGCCGGCCGACCGCGACATGGAGCGGATGACCTCGGCCGTCTTGAGCCGGATCGCGCCAGTGGCGGGATTAGCGTTGCCCAGGTCGAAGTTGATCGCCGGGGCTTCGGTGACGCCGAACTCGGTGAAGTAGTTGTAGATCACCGTGGTGCCGTCCGCGTCCAGCAGGAGGCCCTGCAGGGCGCCCAAGCGGTGGAACTCGTGCGTCAGGTCCATGTCGTCGCGGACCGAAGCCATGCGCTTCAGATACTCGGCCTGGACCTGGGCGAACTCCGTCTCGGAGCCGAAGGCGCGGATGCCCTGGATCTCCTCGGCATAGAGGGTGAAGCCCTCGGCTAGGCGGGTGGTTTTCAGCGGCACCGCATTGCGCGGGTCCACGACCAGCTCCTTGGGCGGAGCACCGACCGGGCTCGACGGGATCAGCGTCAGCTTGCCCTCGCGACGGTCCACGAAGACCGTGCGGGTGCGCACCGGCATGGGCTCGAAGATGTTCAGCGAGCCCAGCAGCTGGGGCTTGTAGCCGACCTTGTTGACCGCGCCGGTGAGCGAAGTCATCGAGAAGGCCGACGAGTTGAAGATGTCCATGGACGCCATGGTGTCTGCCCTCCTTAGCGGACGATGATGCCGAGGGCCTTCAGCGCCGCGTTGGCCGTGGCCTTCGCAGCGTCATCCGCCCCAGCTTGGTAGATCAGGTGCGCACCGTTCACTTCGGCATCGCGCACGACGATGGTCTTCTTGACCGTGCCGACAGCCGCCTCGAACAGGATCCCGGCGACCGCTTCAGCGCCGGTCGAAGCGGCCGGGTCGTAGCGGACGAAGTTGCCGCCCGCGGTCAGCTTGCCGAGGATGGTGCCAGCCAGCAGGCCGGGCGCGGCGCCCGCGGCAACAGTGCCGACGTCACGCGAGCGGTACATGCCGTTGGCTTCCGACACGATGAAGTTGGCCGTGCCGCGGTTCTCGTTGAGTTGAGCCATGGCTTAGCCCCCCTTCTTGATCAGATCGACGCCGGCGCGATCGAAGACCGCGTCGTTCCAGGCGTCGTTGGCGTTGATGGAGTGGTCCTGCGACTGGATGGCGTGACGCACCGTGTCGTCCTTGGCGTCTACGACCTTCAAGTCCCAGGCAGCGTCGACGTAGGCTTCGGACTTGTCCTTCACCGCATCGCCCAGGACCGCGCGCTTGATCTCGGCGATGGACTTGCCATCGGTGACGACCTTCGGATCCAGGGCCTTGGCCTTGGTGACGACGGCGGCGCGGTCAGCGACCAGCGCGTCCAGAGCGGCGTCCTCGACGACCTTCTTCTTGGTCTCTTCGAGTTCGACGTCCTTCTTGGCCAGTTCGGCGTCCTTGTCCGCGATGGCCTTGGCGTGGTTGGCGTTCGCGGTTTCGAGGGCCTTGGCGGACTGATCCAGCAGCCCCTTCAGCTTGTTGATCGCGGCCTCGCCCGCGTCCGTGGTCTCGACCGGGAGGCCGTCCACGATAATGGTCTTGAGCGTCATGCGACGGTCTCCATGGTGGCTGGGCGCTTTGGGGGAGCCGGTCTCGGGGGCGCCCTGGTCCCCGATGCGGCATTCCGATCCGGCCCGGCCTCGCGCCACGATGGCGAGGTGGTTGCCGCGGATGTCTGTCTGGATGGCGTCGTAGGCCTCGCCCTGGGGCGTCGTGCCGGCGTCGAAGACGATCTTGCTCTGGTAGCCGCAGGACAGTTCGCGCTTGCCCGCCTTCACGTCCTCAATGGCGGCTTGATCCATCACGACCATGGGGACGCGGATGAAGTCGCCGTCGCGGGCGATCTCATTGCCCGTCATGCCGACGCTGTGCGCCTTCCAGTTCGTGGCGGAGACGGCCTCGGCGGGGTGATCGTTCGTCACCGGCCGATGGGCGAAGCTGGCCAGGGCGTCGGACGCGAAGACCTCGCTCTCCGGCCTGAAGACGCGGACGATGGCCTTGTCGCGGAACCCTGCCTTGTTCTCCGGGTCCACTTCCTTGCCCGTGTAGAGCTGGATGCCGGTGCGCGCGATCTTGGCGTCGGCGACGAGGTATCCATCCCGCGTGAGCCGGGGCTCCCCGAGGGTGACGGCGTCGAACAGTTGCATGAGCTATTCCTCGGAGAGCTTCGAGGACCAGTCTTCATCGACCTCCGAGAACAGCTCGGGGCCGAAGACCAGCTTGCCGCGGTACGGCTGAACCTTGGACAGATCGAGGTCGCCGCCAGCGTAGGTGATCGTCACGTGCGGCTGGTAGGACGGGAAGTCCCATGAGGCGTCGGCTTCGCGCTTGATCGCCTCGTGACGCCATGACAGTTCCGACGAGTTGAACAGCAGAACGACCGCGCCCTTGTCCCCCAACGGCTCGACCAGCCGGGCGCCGCCGGGGGCGACGGTCAGCTTGCCATCCTTGTCGCTGCTCCACGTCTCCCCGACCTTCATCCAGTCCACCGGACGGCGGCTGAAGGCGATGGTGACGTGAAGATCGTCGGCCGGCGTGGTCGTTTCGAAGCCCTGCGACTTGGCCCATGCGATGAACTCGGCGGCGTTCAGCAGCTTGCGCTGCACATAGAGGGTACGCGGCGCAGCGTCTTTGGCGTCGATACGGTTTGGCTGCTGGCGGTCGGCCGGAGTCTGGCTGATCGCGGCGGCCTCGTCGTCCCGGTCATCGTCCTGCTCCCCGAGCTTGCCGTATTCCTCGATGGCGGCCTCCAGCCCGGCCAGTGAACCGTCCTCGACCAGTTCGTTGACCAGGGCGTCCGACAGCGCCTCGATGGGAATCAGGGGTTCTGACGTGCCGCCGTTGCCCGCGATGGTGCGCGCGGCGTCGGACTTGGTTTTGAAGATGTCGGCCTTGTCCTTCTCTGACAGCTGCCAGAGCGGGTTCCAGTCGTAGTGAATGGCCGGGTCGCGGGTGCCCGTGGCCGAGCGGATCAGAGCTTCGTCCAGCCGCGTCAGGGCCGGTCCCATCTCCAGCGTCTGCCCAGCGGCGATGCGGTCGTAGTAGTTTCGCAGATCGCTCTCGCCCGCGCTGTTCAGGCCCCCGGGCGACATGCCCATGAAGCGGGTCATCGGAATGTCCGCGGCGCCAGCGGCGTGCTGATCGAAGCGATCCAGCAGGTCAGGCAGAGAAGCGAAGCTGACGGCCTTGCGGGCGTAGGTGTTCTTGGCGTCCAGAACGAGGGCGCTAAGGTTCGACTTGGCGTCCAGGTTCAGCTTCAGCAGATCGCGGACCTTGTCTTCGCCGCCGGCCATTTTGAGGATTTCGGCCAGGCCCTCGATCGACACGACGTCGACGTTCGCCTCGAAGATCAAGCTGTTGATGTTGGCCGAGGCACTTTCGGCCTGCTTCACCGCGGACATGACCGACACAAGCACACTATCGCCCCAGCCGAAGGCGCTGGACGCAATGTCCCGGTCAGGCAGTTCGGCCCCATAGAAGGTCGTCAGCCGCGAAGGGTGGATACGGGCCTGCCCCGTGGTGCCGCCCGCGACGGTGAACTCCTTCGGCATCCCGAAGAACTCGGACATGGGGTCCGTTTCTAGGTCGCCCGGCACCAACTGGCGCGGCGTGAACACCGTGAGGAAGCGGATACCGCCCTTCTTCACGCGCTCCAGGTCCAGTGGCTGGGAAGCATCGTCGCCGAAGTCCGCATAGACGGCAGCGCCGCCGAACAGGCGGGCCTTCTTGCGCGCCTCCAGCACCTTGGCCTGGACATTGAGCCGCTTCTCCTCAGCCTCGATCAGTTCGATCTGGCCATCAGCAGCCTGCCAGGCGCGCCATTCGCGGCAGCTATCCAGCGCCGGGATGTCCACGATCTTCCGGGCCATCCATGAGCCGCGATAAGCGTTGACCAACTCCTGCGGGTCGATGGTCGGCTCGGCGTAGTAGGTTGCCGCAGCCTTGTCGCGCTCCGTGCCGAGACCGGACAGCGCATTGGCGAGGCCGTCGCCGATGGTGATCACTTCACCCATGTGCCTGACCTCACAATAGCGCCGAGATATCGAGCACTGGGCGATCGACAATCCGCAACTCGGTTACGGACCACACCAGCGCATCCATGCGGTTCGGCGAGTCGTCGCCTTGGTATCCGGCCGGGGTGGTCATCAGCATCTCGGCCTCCAGCAGCGGGAACTGCTCGCGGTGCCTGATCCGCTTCTGGTCGTAGAGCGCGGCAACTGGCTCAGCGCGGACCTGCTTGCCCCGACTGGCGGTCACCATGACGACGCGAGTTCGGACGCCGCCGGCGCGCAGGGTGCTCTCCACCATATCGCCGCCGAAGTTCTTCTCCGCGACCACGCAGTCAGCGCCCCAGCGATCCACGGCCTTGGCAGTGGCGGTCGCCCAGGCCATCGGCGAAGTCGCCGGACAGGTCGCGTCCTCCAGGATAATGGCGCCGTCGCCGTACTCGGCCGCCACGACGATCCCGACGTCATCCCCGCCGCCCGAAGGGTCAACCCCGACGACGACCCGGCCCCAGCTTCCCTCCGGGGCGTTGCGGCCTTCGCGCCAGGCCTCGTCCAGCCCCTCGCGGTTCCATATCGCCCCCTGGACCGATGGCATGTAGGCCCCGAGCCAGATCCAGGCCGCCCGAAGCTTGTCCTTCGAGAAGTCCAGCTCCATCAGCTCGCGCAGAGCATCCGGGAAGAAAGGGTTTTGGTCGAAGTTGATCTTTCGGACGATGGCGCGCTTCGGCTTCACCGCGCCGCGAAAGAAGACGTCGATCGGATCCGTCTCAAGGCGAGGGTTCCAGATGGCCCAAAGCTCGGAGATGGCTGTCCGCAGCACAGTGGGGATCAGCACGTCCAGCGACGCCTGCCGAACCTCCTGCGCTTCCTCGAGGATCGTCAGGCCAGCGCCTTCCAGCGACTTGATGCCCTCCGGCTTCCCGCCCTTCCAGAGACCGATGAACATGATCTTCTGACCGCCGAGGCCGACGAATGTCCCGTCCACCTCTCGGAAGTAGGTGCCCAGCAGGCCGAAGTGCTCAAGCCGGGAGCGGACCAGTTCGAGCGACGACTCCTTCAGGTTCGCCATCACCTCACGGAGGAAGATGACGCGGAGTCGAACGGTTGTGACCGTATGAAAGATCGCGGCGTCGACGACCGACCAGGACTTGGCCGACCCCCGCCCCCCATGCGCAGCCCGGAAACGATATGAGCCCAGCGGCTTTTCGGTCAGGTACCGGAACGCCGGAATGGGTTCGTAGATCACTCGCCTGTCTCGTAGTCCTCCGGGCTGGCCGGCGCCTGGGTTTCAGCAGGCGTGACGTAGGTCACGGACAACCCGACGTGCTTGTGCTGGTGCTCGCCCTTCTCGACGACGAGGCCGTTCAGTTTCGCGGCGTCCATGAGGCTGGCGCGGGCGGCTTGCAGCATCGGCGCATCTCCGCTCTTCTCGGCCTTGGTCGCTATGGCCAGGAGCCGCTCAGTGATGCTGGCGACCGTGATTTCCGTGCGTGTGGCCGCTCGCTCTTGCAGCTCAGCGAGGCGGGCTTGCACCTTGTCATTACTTGTCAGCCTAGAGGCGTTAGGCTCGCTCGGCTTGTACCCTGCGTCGGCATAGGCTTCGGCCTGGGTCATCCCCTTGGCCAGTGACTGAGCGAACCGCTCGTGTTTGGGGTTGGAAAGCGCTGGCATATGAGCTCATCTGTCCATTCAACGGGGAGATTGCTCATGATCGGCAGCAAGACCACAAACGACCTCATCCGCATCGCTCACGCTGGCGGAGGGTTCACGCTTGAGGCCAAATTACGATCGGTCGAAGACCTGATTCGCATCGCGCACGCGGCGGGCGGTAGAGCCCGGCTCGTGTTCACGGGAATGGCGGGCCGGTCGACCGAGGATCTCATCCGTATCGGCCATGCCGGCCAAGGCTCTGTCGAGTTTCGCGACTAACCTGATCCAGCCATTCCCGTAGGGCCGAACATGGTCGGAGGGCAAAGAAAAAGGCCCGCCGGTTTCCCGTGGGCCATGTTTCCGGACGCGCGAAGCGACCTTGTCTTTTCGTACCCTGCTTCGACCGGTCGGGCAATGACTGCTCCTAACCGAAATCAGCGCCCCTAAACCACGTCAGCGGCTTCTGGTGCGGTTCGAGCGGGACGGCGTCGTTCGCCACCTGCTTCGGCTTGGCCGTCGCCACACCGCGGGCGTGGATGAGATTGTCGCCGAGCGCCCGGATACGGGCCGTCTGCCCCTCATCAGCCGTCTCGCCGGTTTCAGCCTGGACCGTGGCGCGCCAGTTTTTCGCCAGCGCGCGATCACCCGTCATCAGCGCAGTGAGAAGGCGAGCATCCGAGGGGCTCAGCCCTTGGAGGGTCTTCTTGACCCGAGTGGCGCCGTCAATGGCCTCCTGCGTGATGTTCTGTCCAGGCGCGCCATCGGACGTGGCGCGGATGTAGTCCGGCCCGCGCTCTCCAGACATCGCCCCGGCGGAGATGTGAATGTCCAGCTCATGGGCGCGGAACGCTTCATAGGCCCGTTGCGAGAGCGCGGGCTTGCCCTTGGGATATCCCTCTGACGGCTTGCCGTAGCGCGTGCGAAGGATCGTGAAGACGTCCCGACGCCACGCGGCCAGGATCACCCCAGACCGTTTGTCTGCGTTGACCTCAGCCCCTTGAGCTTTCAGGCGAGCGATCTCGGCCCGGCGATCGCGCAACTGATCATTCGAGATGACCGGAGCCTCGGCCGTCTCCATGCTGGCGACCTTGCGGAGCGTGATCTTCTGTTTCTTCTTCCGGCTCATTCGTAAGGCTCCATCGTCTCTGGGTTAATGCGAACGACCTCGCTTGCGGGGCCGAAGGTGCCGAGCTTTCGCTTGGCGTGTTTGTCCTGATCCCGCGGCGTCCATTTGGTCGTCAGGGCATCCCGCAGCTTCCCGTTCGTGCATTTCGATGCCGACTTGGCGTAAGCGCTTCGGTCAGACTTTCTGATCTTCCTGCGCCTCTCTCGGGGGAGCTTGTGGGTCATCTTGTCGCCTTATGAATTCAACTAGGGTTCGGGGTTTCGCCGGGCACACTTCGCCCGTTGACGGGGCGAAGGCGCTTTCAACTGAGGGACAGAGGCTCCTGCAGTAACACCCCACTGAATCGGCTTGCGCTGGTCTTGCGCGGGATCGGGGTCAGGCTGTCGATCCATGGCCGTCGCTTCGCTCTCTTTCGAGACCTGGCGGCACCGCATTGGCCGTCATTCAGTGGCGAGACGGGCGCGGCTGCCCCTCTTTTGGGGACGTCCTGTGCGGGCAAGGCAACTGGTGCGGCGTGACCCTTTCGCGTCCGCCACACATCAGGGCGGGGGCTACTCACAGAGGGCCTATGTCGCGCGCTTGCGGCGGCGCACCGGGGCCTTGCCATCCCCATGCCGATCAGGCCGCAGCTATCGCCTATAGCCTGACTTTCCGCGAACCACACATCGCGGCCCAGAGCGCTCACTGCATCATGACCTCCCTGAGGCGCAGGGCGACGGCCCTCAGGCCCTCCCGCTGGTGCATGTCGTTGAAATCGTCGCCGAGGGCCGGAGGCATGACCCATGCCCGGCCGGAGCGACGCGCGTAGAACTCGCCAGCGCCGAGTCCCTCAAGGCTCTCCACCGGCTTGTCGTGGTCGGCAGCGATCCTCGAGCCCGCAATGACTTCGGCCACCTGCCCGACGTTGGATGCCGAGAAGGCCGAGAGGACCGTCGCAGAGACGCCCAGGAGGCGCAGCGCAGCCCGCACGGTCATCGCCGTGGCGATCCCCTCGCAGACCCATGTGTCGCGCCCTGTCGCGATCCTGTGTGAAGCGCCGGACATGACGCCCCTCAGGATGTTCTTCTTCGTGCCGTCCGGTGCGATGAACTGGAGCGTGGTGATCGTCTTGCCGACGCGGCCGGGGATGATCAGGAGCGGCCCCTGGGCCTCGGGCAGAGCGTGGGCCAGCATTTCGCCAAGCCGTCCTGATGGAAAGAAATCCCGCGGGTCGTCGCAGACGAGGCCCTTCTCCTCAGGGAACCCCTTCACCTTCAGGTAGGGATGCACGTCCGTCCGGCAGCCCCGCACTATGTCGGCGCAGATACGCTCGACCTGGCGGCGCTCCGCTTCGCGCTCGGCTTCTCGAGCTCGTCGCCGCGCCTCGACCTTGGGGTCGGCTGGGCGGTTGTCATTGGCGCCGTCAATGCGGAACTTCTGCCCCTGAGCCGTCTGGTAGTTGTAGACGAAGCCGCCCTTTTGATCGTCGTCGATCTTCACGGCCGCATCGTTCTTGCCGTTCTTCCCGAGGGAGTCCGTACGGGTCCATCGACCCGGCGAGCATCGACGTTTCGGAGGAGCGACCTTCACGGCGTCACAGGCCCGGCGCATGGCCTCGTCCAAGGAAAGAGCGATCATGCCGCCCTCCGCAGATTGCTCTGCTTACGGAAGCGCTTCACCTCGCGCTCGATGAGCGCATAGGCGTTCGGGTCGACAACGGCGGGGACCGCCATGTCGTACCAACCAAAGGGCAGCTTCGCACTTGGGTAGATGCCGCGCCATGATCCATAGGCCCAGCGGCGGGCGTGATCTTCGCCCTTCCGCGTGGACTGGGCGCAGTAGTGGAGCGCGGCTTTCCAGACCTCTCGCGGGCTCTTCAGGCACTCCGCCCGAAGACCGGCGCGGGCCTCGATCCCCAGCGTCGTGGGGTCGAACTCCTTCAGCTCGCCTTCCACGGCGTGGATATGCGAGCGGGCTGGTCGCTCCCACCCGCAGGACATGCAGGTGTTGCCGCTGAGGCCGCCTGAGCATTCCGGGCAAACGACCTTCTCTCGCACCTGAGGATCGCGCTCGCGGGCCACGCTGTCGCGCTTCTCAGCCTTATCCAGCTCGCCTGGGCCATTCTCCCAGACGTCGTACATGTCGAGGGCGAAGCGTTCGAAGTTGCCGCTATGGTCGAGCCAGAGCGCCTTCTTCTCCTCGCCGGGGATCGTGCGCATGACGCGGCCGATCTCCTGCATGTGGCTGGACAGGCTCTTGCGGTAGGGCTTGCAGGAGACGCCGATCCGAACGTCAGGAACGTCAAAGCCCTTCGTCAGCACGCCGCACGACACCAGGCCGTGAATGATGCTGTCCGGGCGCCGGAACTCCGCGATCTTTTCGGCGCGAGCGTCGTCGTCCTTGTCGAGGTAGCTGATCTGCTGGAAGTTGTAGCCCGCTGCGGCAAACGCCGCGCAGAGTTCCCGCCCGTGCTCGACGGTGGGGCTGAACACGATGGTCTTGGCAGGCCCGCCGAAGTGCTCCTGCGTCTTGGCCTCCCACTCCTTGACCACATCACCGACAATCTTGATCCCGGCCGAGGCGGCGCTCTCGTCGGAGAACTCGCCGAAGCTGTTGCGGGTCAACTCGCTCTCATCGGGGCTTCGCGCGATGTAGATCTTGGGCTCGACCAGATAGCCCCCCGCGATGAGCTGGCGTGTGGGTACGACGTTGACCATCCCGTCCCAGTAGTTGCCCATGCCCTTGGTGAAGGGTGTCGCCGTCAGTCCGATCTTCACGGCGTCGGGATAGCGGGCCATCAGATCGAGGGTGGACTGATACTGGGCGTGGCATTCGTCCACGATGATCAGGTCGGGCTCCCGAGGAAGCCCGCGGCGGGCCAACGTCTGGGCCGAGCAAATCTGGACGTGCTCGCGCGGCGACCAGCGACGATTGATCCCCTGGATGACGCCATGCTCGACGCCGTACTCGTCCATGACCTCAGACGTCTGGTTCACCAAGGCGACACGGTCGACGATGAAGAGGGCATAGCTCCCCTTGCGGCTGGCCTCCTTTAGGAGATGAGCAGCGCAGATGGTCTTCCCTGCTCCGGTGCCTGCGCACAGGATCAGCCGCCGGATGTGTGCGCGTATGTTCTCTCGCAGCGACTCAATGGCGCCGTCCTGATAGGGGCGCAGAACGATCTCTTTGCTCTTGAAAAGGTTCAGCATGCCGCGACCTCCGCGTAGGCGGCGCGCTCGGCGTCGGCTCGCGCAAGCCCGCCGTCGAATTCCATAATGGCCGCGCGCTCTTCCCACAGGTCGAATAGCGGCCAAACCTCACGACACACGTCAGCCCAGCGTGCGCGGACCCAGGCGACAGCCTCTTGTGTCAGGCGGCCGCGACGGAGAGCGAAACGCCACTCCTGACGGACCACGTCGCCGCCATTGGCGCGAATGCGAGCGAGGATGGAGGTCATGCTGGCACGACCTCCATTTCCTCCAGTTCCTTGATCCGCGCCTCGGCCTTCCTCAGCCGGTATTCCAGCCGCTTCACTTGGGCCATGTACTCGTTCATCCGGCCGGTAGCGGTGTCCGCCCGGCGCTGCGCATTGCCCAGGGCGCGCCCCAGATCAGCCGACGTGGCTTCCCTCAGCTTGGCCTTCAGGTGGTCCCGCTCGTGCGTAACCGCGTCGATCTTCGCCTTGGCTTCGTCGAGGTCGGCTCGCAGTCCGATCACCTCATCGATCAGGCCGTCCGTGGTCAGCCGCGCAAGTTCGCGCCGCATCTTGGTGTCGGGATCATCGGCGGCCGTCTCTTGCTCGACATTTGACGCAAGAGGGCAATCCGCTGGGCCTGCGGATTTTACAGGTCCAGCCTCCGGGGTTTCAGGCGCACGCATAGCTTGATCGGGTTTTGACGATGCGCCGATATTGGCCGTGTTCTGCTGGTAGGTCGTGCCGCTGCGGCTGACCGTTCGCTCAGGTGCTATCTGCGGCTTTTCCGCAGATGCCTCTTCCCGATAGCGGCGAACGGTCTTCTCATCGACCTGGCATTGGCGCGCGATTTCGCGATTGCTCCAGACGGCCCACTCCGGATCGTTCAGCAGAGTCTGGACGGCGCGGCGCTTGTCGTCATTCGTGCGGCGCAGGCCGTGCGAGGCGTTGGCCCCGACGCTGAACAGGATGGCGTCACGCTGCGTTCCCTGCCGGATATCTGCCAGGACTTCATAGACCTGGGCCAGCGCATAGGCTTCGTAACGGTGAAAGCCGTCCGCGAGCCAGTAGGATACGCCGTCGAAATAGACGGTGATCGGCGGGAACCTGGCGCCGCCTTTGATGGCGTCGGCATATTCCGAGACGACCCCGCGATCGATGGCAGCGCGAGACTGCGTTCCACCGTTCACCCGGACATCAGCGATGTTGATCGTGCTCATGCCATGCCCTCCAGCTCGTCGGCCAAGGCGCGCAGGCTCTGTGCCGTCTCAAGCGGTTGGAGCCATCCGGCATAGAGGGCGGCTTGGCGGGTGAAGAGACGGGCAACTCGGATGCTGTCTTTGCGATCGGTCGCCAGACTGGCGATCTCCCCGGTGACGACGTCGGAGATGCGGGCGACCTGCTCGGATGGCGCGAGAGCTGCGCAACGCTGAGGGTTCAGGGGGATGATCTGAGCGCTCATGCTGCCCGCCCCTGCTTGATCAGATTGCTGATGTAGGCCTTGTCCCGTAGGAAGATGCCCTCAAGCTGGATCAGCGTCAGGCTTGGGAAAGCCGCTCGCACTGTGGCGACGCAGGCCCGCAAAGCGCGCATGTTGCTAACGCCCTCGCGCTGCCCGTTGGCAGGGTTCGGGCGAAGCGACTTTGGCGTGACGCCATGCTGGCGGCAGACGGTTTCGATCAGGCTGCGAACGGGCGCGTCACAGGCGCCCAGCGGCCAAGCGGGAGCGACGTCGTTCGCGGGCTTCGTTTGAAACAGCGCGCGGATTTCAATCTCTGACCGGCCGTAGCGGATGGCCAGGGCCTGCCACGGCGTCGGCCGATCTTTGGCTCGGTGAGCTTCGATCTCGCGGATTTCCTCGTGGGTGGGCCCGCCCCGGCGACAGGTGGCGAAGACGCCAGCATTGCCTTGGGCCCCGGCGTTGGTGGCGCGGGTCATCCGATCACCTTACCGTCGTGCACGCGCACGTCGGTTCCCGGCTGGACGGACTTCGGAGAAAGGGCGGAATAGACCGACGAACCGACCCGGTACGTGATCAGATGCTGGCCGTCACGGCGCAGGGTACAGGTCTGGACGTTGACGCGCTGGGTCATTGCGCCACTCCAGCATTGGGGCGACGGCGCAGGCTGGCGACGTCCATCTCGGCGCGCATCTGAGCATTCCGCGCCGCGCGCAGGTTGGCGCCAGCAGTGCCCATGCGACGGGTGTCCTGGCGCTGATACGCCTCGTTCCACTCGTCCCTGCAGCGGAGGAAGTCGGCCTCAGCGACGGCGAGGCGATAGCGAGCCCTTAGGGTGCGAAAACCAAACATCAGCAGGCCTCCCGAAGGCGCGTGACGTTCGTGGCGACGGCGCGCAGTTCGCGGGCCTCGTGCTTCACGCGGTCCAGGCCGTCCATCAGGGCGTCGATGGCGGCCAGATCACCCGCCTGAATCGCCGAAGCGATAGGGAGGATGGCGGCCGCAGCCTGAACAACGTCGTGGGATTCCTTGATCGGGCACGCCGTCGTGGCGACGGCGGGCGGCTCGATCTCCGCGGCGAAGGCCCCGAAGATCACCGACTGGCCGCAAGCGTCCTCCAGGGTCCACACCTGTTCCCACGTCGGGATATCGCGGGCGTGTTCGGGATTGGCGCTGCACAGTTGCGAAACGCGCTGGCGGCTGATGCCCAGGCGCGCCGCCGCCGCATCTTGTCGGCCGACCTTCACGACAAGCTTGGCGAAGAGGGCCTTGAGCCTAGCGTGGTCGAATGTTCTGTCTTCGTTCATTGCGCTTATCCAGCAGCTTGCAAGGTGACGCTTCCTCGGGCGGGGCCTATTCAGGCCGCATGCTGTGGAGGCTCGGGGTCGGGATCGTTGGCAGGTTGGGGAGGAGGTTCAGGCGACGGGCGCAGGACGCTCGGATGCAGCGTCCGCACGAGGACGCCGTGAACGATCTCTGCGATGCGGGCGTATTCGGCGTCGGTCATGAGGGTGCCCGCCGGAGGCTTGCGGGGGGACGGCGCCCCCGGCGGGCTGTCATCGCGTGGGAGGGACGCGATTTCGGAGAGGCGCGCATGGTCTACGCAGCCTCCGATGAGGGAGAGGAATCGTTGGCGGAGATAAAGGGGCGAGGAACGTCGCTGGGCCAATCGCGACTGGATGGCCAGTTCGCAGAGAACCACGCCATGACGGTGTCGTACTTCCGCGCCGTGAAAGACGCGCCATCGCTCAAGCGATCAAAGAACCGCCAGTCGCCGGTTGAAAGGCGAGCGACAGTCGAGGGCTCGCGCTGGGTTGCCTTCGCGAACTCGGCAGCGCAGGTTTCCAGGTGACGACGCAGGGTGCTTTCCATACGCCGGAAGATAGTCGGAGATTTCCGACTTCGTCAATCGGAGATTTCCGCGTAGCGCGTTTAGCCCATTCGTCGGACATTTCCGACATGGATGGCGACACACTTAGAGAGCGCTTGCGCGAACGTTTGGCCGCGACAGGCAAGAAGCCGATCCCGCTTGCCACCGAGATCGGCAAGGGGCGGGACTACCTCTCCGACATCCTGAACGGCAAAAAACACACCCTGTCTTCTGATGTGCTGACGCCGTTGGCGATCGCCCTACAATGTGATGAGCGCTACTTCACGGACGACGAGTTCAAATCGCCCGGGCGGTCGCGGCGGCGCCTAACTGAGCAAGAGGCCCAACGGTTCTCTGCCGCTGCCGCGCTCCACAACGTGTTTGCATGGGCCTGGCGGGATTACAGAAATCTAAGCCTGCAGGACGTGGCGGCTGACAGTGGTCTTACGGCCGGAACTGTGTCGGACATCGAGCAAGGTCTCCTCGCGCCAAGCGCCGCGCAACTCGAAGGGCTTGCTCGCGCCTTTTCCACGAAACCCGGGTTGCTGCGCACCAACCCCTTCCTCACCAATGAACGTGTGGCAGAGTTGGTATCCATCACCGACGGATTGGACCCGGCCGATGTCCAAACACTGATCGATATGGCCGCGACGTTGGAACGGCGCCAAGCTAGCTGATCTGGGCGGCGTCAGGCGCTCAAGCGTGACGTCGAGATCACGCTCGACTTTGGACATAGAGCCGAAGCGTGAGAAGCGTCTGGACAAAGGCTGCCCAGGCCTGACGCTGTTTATCTCTCGTCGGACAACCTGACGCGCCTATGGTTGCTGAAGGTGTTTGCGCGCACAGGCACAGAAGGCTAAGCCTACCCACACAGAACGACGTTCTATACGGGGCCTCATGCGCAATAAGATCATAGCGGCGATTGGTGCCGCAGCCGTCATCGGCGGCGCCTTCGCGGCTAGCGCCATCCTCAGTCCGGAACCGACGGTCCCAGCTTCAACACAGGCGATACATGAAGTGGGGCCCGGCTTCTTCGTTGTCGCGGTCCAGCCAAATGCCGATCCAGCAACGTTCGAAGATCTCGCCAGCCTGAAGTGCCTGGACATAGACAATTGCATGGTCGGGTTCTGGAAGCAGGGCGAGGAGCCCACGGCCCTCCCCTTCACCGAGGCGCAGATCAAGGCACAGCTCTTTGCCTATGCGGTCAACCGCGAGACGGGGTTCCGGCGGGTGGCTTGGGATTGTGCGGCCTACCCGGCGACGCCCCGCAAGGACTGCATGGCTAAGGCGGGGTGAGCTACTTAACGACGACCGCAGGGGGAAGAACAATGAAACGCGTGTCAGTGTCATTAGCCATGGCGATGCTAGCCGGGTGCGCAACCACGCCGTCTGCCCCCGATGAATTCGCCGTCGTGGAATGCGAGGCCAATGCTGATACGGGCGAGGTTCGGAACTGCGTCTTGATCTCGCAGTCGGTCGAAGGGTCCGAGTTCGGCGCAGCGGCTGTCGGGATCGTTTCTCGTGGCACGCTCAAGCCGATCAGGGGAGAGCATGGCTGGCGCAAGATGAGGACGACGGTTCGGGGGACGCCGGAGTAGCTTGGTCCGGCTGCATGGCTAAGGCGGGGTGAGTGGGGAGGCCGAAGCCTCCCCTTGGGGTTAGGCAGCCGTGTCGGGCCGCCGATTTTCGTTGGCCGCCACATTGCGCCCCTTTCGGTCGGCCCGGTCGATCTCAAGCGCCTTACGCAGGTTCAGCGCCGAGCGCAGCGTCGCGACACGACACTCTTCGCCACCCTCGCTCTGCTCTTCGGTGATACGTTCCCGTGCGAGCGTCTCCGTCGCCATGACATAGGTCAGTTCATCAGCGGTCATGGCGTCGCGAAGGCTGGCCGATTTTCCTAGGCCCTTTTCGATCCTCAGATCTTTCGCGCTCTTTCCGAACAGGCCGCGGTATCCGCTGTCAGTGCAAATCCCGTAGTCCTTGCCTTGCACACCATGATCCTGAAGGCAGTCAGTATAGCGGCGCCGCTGAGAGCGGCCCAGTGCACGGATCGCAGCCCATTCATTAGCCTCGGGCGAGGCGCGCTCGAGCACATCGTCGGCCAGTGTGGCGTCAGCGGCGAGATAGCGAAGGAAGACGTCCTTCACCTCAAGGGCAAGATCGGGGCTCAAGTATTCGGCGTAGTCCAGCGCCAAGCGGGGATCAGCGAATGTCCCTCCACCCTTGCCGCCTTTCCCCACGATCCACATGGTGCCCGTCATTCCCCCGAATTTTTCGGGGGATTGGCGCAGGACGCGCAAAGCCGCTTTCGTCGAAGGCAACGAGCGCCAGTCCGAGGGTTCGTTGTTCGCTGGCTGGCCAGCAGCGCGCCAGATGTCGTTCAGGCAAATGCGCCCTTCGGCGTCGCGACGGATGACTGCGCCTCTTAGGACCGGGAACTGGTCCTCATCAGTGGGATTTTTCTGGACGTTGGGTTTTTTGGTCTGCATAGAACGAAGGCCTTGTGGGAAGGCGGAGGGTGACGTTTCTCAGGCGATCCCTCCGCCGATGGCTGTGCTTTAGCGCACAGGCGAATCCAGAACAGATCGCGAACTCAACAATTGCAGACTTGGCCGCGTGGTCAACGCACGGCGATCTCCCATCCCCAAAATTCACAGCCCCACCAGGCGGGGTTTTTGTTAAGCGGGAACGCCCCTTCGCCTTCTCGCCTTCTCTCCTGAAGCGAGAGGAGAGAGCCATGACCGAGACACCACGTGATCCGGCGTACCTCACCGACGAGGACGGCAACCTGACGCCCTTTCAGGCCGACACGGCGTCGAAGGGTGATCCAGCGGAACTCCTTCGAGGCGTAGGTCAGGAGAACCTCTCCGCCCGACCAGCCAAGCCGAAACCATCAGACCCGCCCCCTGCCCTGCCAGAGCTGGATGATGACGTCACGCAGATGAAGAAGATCGAGGAAGCCGCCGGTACGGAGCCTTCACCGCCTGGCGTCGTCGAGCCGGAGGGCGCACGCGAACTTCCCAGGCCGCCGCTTGCGGATCCAACCTGATGGCTCCACGGCTCAAACTGTTCGAATGGTCGGACGGCTTCCACACCTTCACGGTGGCCGCCAGCTCGCGCCCGAAGGCTCTTGTGGCTTGGGGCAGCGGCCAGGATCTCTTCGCGACCGGGCTGGCCAAGGAGGTCGACGACAGCCCCGACGCTGACGCCGCCACGGCTTCGCCCGGAACGGTGATCGAGCGAAAGCTCGACGTGAAGCTTCCGGCTGCTGTTCCGAAAAAGAACCCGGCAAAGAAGGCGCAAAAGCCGAGCGCCGCAGATCAGAAGCGATTCCAGGAAGCCCAGCTCGCCCTAGACGATCTCGATACGATGCACGGTCAGGCCGCCCAGTGGAGGGATGAAGAGCTGCAAGCCCTGAAAGCGCGCCGCGCCAAAGAGCGGCAAGCTTACGAAGAGCAACGTGAGAAGCTTCTGGATCGCGTGGAGAAGGCCCGAGCTAGGCTCTAAGCGTTGCCATCTTCCTCGTCGTCCTCGGCCTCGAAGTCGGCAAACACCAGCTTCATTTCGACCTTCACCTCGTCCATCGTCTGCTGGACCCAAGCGTGAAGGGAACGGACGGTCTTCTCGGCTGACACAGCATCTGGAGAGAAGAGGCGCTCCATGACGTCGGTCAGGGTTTGGTTCCTGCCCATTAGTAGGCCCGCCCGATAGATCGGGTCGTCTGAAGGGTCGATGTCGTCGTCTTCGTCCATGGGCGGCAGACTATCACCGGCTGCAAGGTTTGGAACGGGCAAGGGCCCTGCCCGCCTTCTCATTCGAACTTCCGCAAGCGCAGCAGCAGGAACGGGATCGGCGCCCGCGGCTTGGTTAAGGGCAAACCCCAAGAGGAGTTCCTCATGACCGACGTCCCGCCGAACGACCCGGACCCTCGCAGCCCTGCCGATAAAGACAGCCTGCAGCAGCAGGCCAGGCGCGAGACCGACGAAGCTGAGCATCGGGAGCGAGAGCCCGACCCCAGCGTCACCACGCCTCAGCCGGATGAGAACCCCGACCAGCGCCGAAAGCTGGAGGAGGAAGCGGCAAAAGCTCCACCGGCGACGCCGCCGATCGCTAACCCAGACTGAGCGGTCGATCGGTCAATTGGAAACGGCGGCCCCGAATGGAGCCGCCGTTCTTCTATTCCATCACCGCTCGCACCCAACCCCATCACCGTCACGGTCTAAGTGCGGACCATAGCCCGGCTGGCCGCGACGTACAGGTGCCCTGCCCGCCGCTCTAGCCTCAGAGCAGTTACGGAAGGCCGCACCAGAACTTGAGCCAGAACCAATGAGCCCTCGGGCTTGGTTGGGTGAAGCGGAACGCGAGGGACCGCCGCTGTTTCCGCGATGACAGTGATAGCCGCCGCTCTTTCGGTCGTTGTGGCAGCCCTCGGAGTTGAGTCCGCCTGGATGGGCTAGCGCCGCGGCGGGCGCTATCAGCAGTAAGCTGGCAACTAGCGGAGCGAGCTCCATGCTATGTTCTCCAAATGGAAACGGCGACCCCGGTTAGAGCCGCCGTTCTTCGTTTGCGGTGCCTGAGATTAGACCGTGCACTGCTTCGTGCGCTGGGCCTCTTGGATGCCCTGGATGCGCGCACGGATAGCTTTATCGGCGTCGGACTTCGCCATGGCATTGCCGATGCCGTAGTCGCCCAGGAAGCCGGCAACCGAACGCCAGTCGAAGTCGGCCGTTTCGGCGATCTGGGTCTGCACCTGGTTGGCTCTGACCAGCTCGAGGCGGAGGTCGTTGCAGTCCATGGCTTCAGCCTCGGCTGACGACCACTGCGTGGCGATTGGATAGCGCTTCGTTGCGCAGGCAGACGTGACGGATGCGGCGACGACCAGCGCCGCCACGATGGCGATCTTCTTCATTCGGGATGCCCCAGAGATATGCGTCCAAGCCCCCTGCCCGGACATAACGCCGTCATATCACGTTGTTCTCATCCGTCTAGATAACAGAGGTCAGTAACGGGCGTTTTCGATCCGCTACGCTGCATCCTCGTCTATTGCGTCTCGTGCCGAGGGGTCGACCTGGGTCCAAACGTCCCCAGCAGCACTGCATTCGATCTTGTAATAAGCGAAGTCATCGAGCCAGGGGTCGCGCCCTTCCGGGTCTATCATAAGAGCTTCATCCGGCACGTGACCGATCACTTGAAGCAATTCCGGTTCATCCATCGTGCCCGCTTCCTCGTCTCGCCACTGTTGGAAGACGTGCACGCCCTCTGCCGATAAAGCGAGAATGCGGCCGCCCTCCTCGGCGTCCACGGCACATACGAATGGATAGAGCCGTCCCGGCCGACCATCCCGAAACGGTTGCGCATAGTAGTGCAGCCGACGCGGCATGCCTTCCTCCAAAAGCTAACACCCACAACGCCACACCGACGTCGGCCGAGTCGAGTCGAACGCCTCCCACCTACGACCGACTTTGGCGCAGCATTAGAAAGTCGGAGATTTCCGATCTTTTATGTTGACGGTCGGAAATATCCGACCTACCGTCTCTCCATCAACGGGAGACGAACGATGTCACTCAAGAACGAAATCACCCACGACTCGAAGGCGGCAGCCTGGTCAGCACTGAGCGCTTTTCGTGCCACCTTCCCCGCGCCGACCGCAGAGAACCGCGCGATCGAAGCGCGCCTGGAAGCCGACCTCACTGCCCTGCGCGAAGCGGATGGTTCGCTGTTCGATGATCGTGCTGACGAGCTGATCCGCTGGGCGGACAAGAACGAAGCGCTGGCCGAGCAATACCCGTCGGCCGCAAAGGAATATCGCCATACGGCGTCGCTCTTCCGCTCAGAGGCCGCCGAACTGCGCCGCAAGGCCATTGTGGTTCGGGCCGCCACCTTCGGGATGGCCGCGTGATGAACCGGGACGCCATCATCGCCGCAGAAGACCTCTGCATCGACATGGACGCTGACCTGGCTCGCGCCCGCTCTGCACTGTCGCTGTCGAACACGGTCAAGGCCGAGCGCCACGTCGCTGACGCTCTGACGGCCGCCAAGCGGATCATCGCCCTGCTGGAAGGCGCCCCGTCGCCCCAGCCCGCGATCCGCATCCCCGCCAATCCTTTCCGGGAGATTGCAGCGTGAACAAGCGCCAGCAAGCCAAGGCCGCTACGCGCGCCAAACTGATCGCCGCCGCCAGAAAGCTCTGGGCCGAGCCCGGCACGTATGAGCGCATGGGCATCCGGGAGATTTCGACCGAAGCCGGAATGTCGACCGGCGCGGTGTTCGCCAACTGGAAGAGCAAGGCTGACCTGTGGCGAGACGCCATGGGCTACGAGCCTCCGGTCGACTGCGCCGAGGTTCGTGCCGTCCTGCAGGCCTCCGCAGCGACCCTCTACCCGAGGGCTGCCTGATGGGCGCCGTGATCCCCTTTCCCCGTCAGCCTCACGCGCAGTCGCTGATCAAGCACACGGCGACGCTCAACTGGCTGGACCGCCACGGCGCAGCGCATCGCGAGCGTCATGCGGCTTGGACCGCCCGTGAGGCCGCGCGCATGGCCTGGAACCGCGCCCGCTCCATGCGGGAAGCGGGAGAGGCCCTGACCTTCCGCATCGATCACCGCTCGCAGGTGATCGGATGACCCACACCCACCCCGAAACCAGAGACGAGGCGGGCGCCAACAACGCCCCCTCGATGGCTCCCGCTCTCACTGAGGCGCACATGCCCCCGCTGACCATCGAACCCAACTACGGCCTGATCTGGGAGGGCGAACGCCCGCCCATCGCCAAGGCCTACGTCGCCGCGCAGAAGGCCATGGACGCCATCAAGAAGGCGGCGCGCAACGACCACTTCAGGACCAAGTACGCCGATCTGGCCGAGGTCGTCGAAGCGGTTGTGCCCGCCCTCAATGAGCATGGCATCGGCGTCATCCAGAACGCGGTGAATGACGGAGACTGGGTGTCGATCACCACGACCTTGCTCCACGAGAGCGGATCGTCTGTCAGCAGCACCCTGCGCCTGCGCCCCTCCAAAACCGACCCTCAGGGCGTTGGCTCGGCGATCACCTATGGCCGTCGCTACTCCCTGCTGGCGATGACCGGCGCCGCTCCCGAGGACGACGACGGCAATGCCGCCAGCGGACCGCGTCAGGAGCGCCGCGAGCCGACTGCCGCTGCAGGCCCCAGCGCGGCCGCTCAGTACGCCGCGGATCAACTTCGGCAGACCAAGACCAAGGGCGAGTTCACCCACTTCTGGAACAGCGAGAAGGAAGGTCTGCGGCAGTCGCTGAGCGACGGCGACTACGCGCACGTCGTCAAGGTCATGCAGTCCGAGGCCAAGCGCTTCGCACCGGCCGAGGCCGCCAATGCCTCGACGCCTTTCGACGAGAAGGACGCGGCCTGATGACCAAGATGTACGTCAACTCCAAGGGCCAGGACGTCGAGATCGCATCGATGGCCTATCCCCATCTGTGTTCGGCCCACGCGAAGTTGGTCCGGGAGCAGCGTGACGGTTTACGCCAAGCGGAAATCGACGCCATGGCGGCCGAGATCGCCACGCGGGACGAAGCGCATGCAGCCGCCCAGGCCGCCGAGGCGGAGGGCGAAGCATGACGGCCGAGCCCATTCACCTCACAAACGCCACGCCGTTCGACCTCATCGCCGAAGACGCGGAGACTTGGCTGGAGGAAGCCCGCAACTGGGCTGACGGCCAGCCTATCGAGAACCAGAAGCAGGCGGACGCCGTCTCCATGATCATCGACGCTCTGCGGAAGTCCGCAGATGCGGCGGAGAAACAGCGCAAGGTCGAGGTCAAGCCGTTCGATGACGCCAAGGCCGCTGTGCAGGAGCGGTATGCGCCACTCTTCGCTCCGGCAACCAACAAGTCTCCGGGCAAGGTGCACAAGGCGGTCGCCGCGCTGAAGGCTGTTCTCGCTCCCTACCTGCGCAAGCTGGAGGAGGAGAAACGCGCCGCAGAGGCCCAGGCCCGCGAAGAGGCTGAACGCGCCGCCCGCGAGGCCGCAGAAGCCCTGCGCGCCGCCAATGCTGCAGACCTCGCTGCCCGAGAAGCGGCTGAAGAGAAGGTTCGTCAGGCTGAGGCTGCGGACAGGGCGGCCAAGCAGGCGGCCAATG